TTAGTGGACAGGGTAAGATCTGGGGATATTACTGCGCTGAAATTTTACTATGAGATGACCGGTAGATACACCGGTCAGCAGCAAGGTATGGACCCACGAGTTTTGCTTACTAGGGTCTTTGATATTATTACTAAGCATGTCCAAAATCCAATCGCTCTACAGGCGATCGCTGAGGATTTTAAAACGCTAGCTGGTCTTGACTCAGGTGGTAATCTTAATACTATGCAAGCCCCTGTAGCCGGAGAAATTGTTTCCGATAAGGGGACAAGTGATATTAGATTCTAGGGGCTGATATGGGACAAACTCTTACTAGTCGAGTTAAAGCCATTAAGAATGACGACTTAGAGAATGTACTAGTCTCTGAGATTAATGGTGCTTTCGATAAGTTTGATAACCATTTTATTCCTGCTTGTAAGATTAGAAGGAATGGTACTCAGGTAGTAGTTAGTGGTTCAGGTCAAAACCTGCTAAATTACGATACTATTGTATATGATACGTATGCAGCCAGGTCTGAGGGTCCCATGGCGGATCTCTCTAACGATAAGATTATTATTCGTAAACTAGGTTTATACTGGGTACGAGCTACTACTCTGGCAAACGCTGGTACTGCTGGAATGCTTCGTTTGGACTTAGCTGTTAATGGTGTAACGAATAACTCAGATTTTCAAACAGGACAGACTACCACAGCTAGTTCCCAGATGTTAGCGATGCCTATAGTTTTAGCAGCTAATGATTACATCCAAGCATATGTTCAACAAACAACAGGGTCTAACCGTACTTATACTAATAACACTTATGATCATATCTTTACTTTAGAAGCTATTTGGATGGGAAGTGCGGTGGAAGTTTAATGACTATTAATGATCCTCGGGACAGTCCGGAATATCAAGTTGGTGGAGATAAATATAAAGCACCTGTTGAAAAATCAGCTACAGCAGGAGACGTAGCTGCTAAAGCGGTAGAAGCTTTCCATAAGAAGGCTGATACTGACGCTTCCCAAACCGCTATTCACCATACGTTAGGTCCTAGGCACGATCAGGCTGCTGCTGGTGATCATATGCATGGTACTAGCGATTACACTAAAACACTTAAAGGCACTACTATTACAGGTAGTAGATCTGGTGGTGGAGCTTTAGTAAGTGTTATTGCAGCCCTAGTTAAACTAGGAGCTACAGATGCCACGTCAGCCTAAAAAAGATGAAGTATTCAATTTTAAGGACTTCACACTTGGACTCGCCGAAAAGATTTCAGTCCAGGCAGTCTGACCAAATATTCACGGATATATCCCCCATGACAAGCAAGTCATGTTTCATTCAGCTACGAAACGTCACAGACTCTACATCGGTGGAAACCGTTCTGGAAAAACTACAGGGGGAATTGCGGAAGATATATGGTGGCTTACCGGTCGTCATCCGTATAGAAGAATTCCCCAAGGCGGTGTTCGTGGACGTATCGTTGGAGTAGATTTTGTAAATGGAATTGAAAAGATTCTTCTTCCTGAGTTTAAAAGATGGTGCCCTGTAGCTGATCTTCGTGGTGGTACCTGGTCTGATGCCTGGGATACTCAAGAACGAACTCTGCATTTTGAAAATGGTTCATTTGTAGAGTTTATGTCTTATGACCAAGATGTAGATAAGTTCGCTGGTACTAGTCGACATTTTATCCATTTTGATGAGGAACCACCGCAAGATATTTACATTGAATGTATTGCTCGTCTTGTAGATACTGGTGGTTCTTGGTGGATGACGCTTACTCCTGTCATGGGTATGCAATGGATGTACGATGATATTTATATTCCAGGAACACAGAATCCCAATTCTAATGTAAGTGTTATTGAAGTTGAGATGTATGAAAACCCACATCTTGGTGCTGCTGAAATTCAGAGCTTCCTAGAATCACTACCTGCAGAAGATCGTGATGCCCGTGTTAAGGGAAAATTCCAGCGACGTGGTGGTGTTATCTTTAAGAGTTACAGTGTTAGTACTCACGTTATTGATGATTTTGAATTGCCGCCTCCCGGTATTGGCGAGGTTTATGCTTCTTTGGATCATGGCTATAACAATCCTACAGCTTGGTTATGGCATTATATTTCACCTGATGGTGACATAGTTACGTTTAATGAACACTATGAATCTGAAATGATTATTGAAGATCATGTTCAACATGTGAAGTTATTTAATCAAATCCATAAAAGAGAGCCTACTATTTATGTGGGAGATCCTGCGATTGCTCAGCATACTGGCGTTACTAAGGATAGCGTACAATCACAGTACGCCAACTTTGGTATTGGTGTTATGTTGGGTAATAATGATGTTACTGTTGGTATCAATAAAATGAATGCATATTTACAACGTGGACGTTGGAAGATTACTAGAAACTGCGAAAATCTTATTAAAGAACTTCCTAAGTATCGTTGGCGGACTTGGGCTAACAAGAAATCTGAGCGTGACAATAATCCTTACGACATTCCACATAAGAAGGATGATCACGCTATTGATTCTGCTCGTTACATGTTTACGCTAATGCCAGATCTTACACCTATGAAACAAGAGCCTGTTAAATCTCCAGACCCTGTAGCTGAAGAAATGTATGAACGAATCCGGACTAGACCAGTATTCGATAAAAATGCTAGTCGAGTACCTGCGTTAAAAGGTGAGTGGCATACTGAATATGTTGACGAGTACATGGGTGGAGAGTTTTAGGGTCTTGACGGACCTTGTAGTCTAGTAGTAAGTCTCTACTGATCAGAGAGGTAAAGATGACTGCCGATCGTCCGGAGTTTGTAGACTCTGTTAACCATGATGTAGATGGTGATGAGGTTAAGTTAAACCTCTACAATGCTAACCACGGTAAGGTTCCGCGTACTGGTGGTCCGTACCGCGATGATATTGAGATGGAGCAGGCAGAATTAATGCGCGCCAAGGCTGAGAATCGGGATCCTGATTTTGATAACCCGCCTCCGTCTGCTGGTACTGTTTTAGTTCCTGCTTCACAGTTAGTAGAGCGTGACGTTGATAAGTCTCACTTTACTGATACTGTGAAGATTGTTAATGAGCCTGTTGAGTCTGTTGTTGTTGAGATTCCTGAGACTGAGCCAGATCCGACTCAGGTTGATTGGGATAACAACATGGATAAGGTTAATGCTCTCCGTGGTGGCGTAGAGTATCAAGAGTTATTAGAGCGTAGTAATAAGCCGGATCCTGAGCCGAGTGATGAGCCTAAGGAAACTGATTTCAGTAGTGATGTTTAATGACTGCTGAAATTCAAACTTTTGCTCATATTGACAGTAGTAGGATTCGAGTTTTAAGTGCGCCTATCCTCGCTCCTGGTGTTTGCTGTACTTGTGGTGCTAGTCGTAATGATGATCGACAGTATATCGACCTTGGCATCGATGTAGATCATATTGGAGTAATGTATTTCTGTACCTTCTGCCTAACTGAGTTAGTTAACACACTGGGGTGCTTAACTAAAGAACAGTCAGAAGAACTCCATGATGAGCTTAATGCGGCCAGGAAGACTATTTTAGATTTCCAACAAGAGAAGGCGGCCTACGATGGTGCTGTTGCTACTCTGCGTCGTACTGGGCTGTTTAGTGGTACTGATTTTTCTGGTATTATTCATTCTGATGAAACAAAATCAGAGTCTGTTCAAGACACTGTCGGAGCAGAACCAGAGTCTATTAGGTCTAGTAAATCGACAGAACAATCTGATCCTAAGCAAGGATCCTCTGGTATTTCAAAATCTGGAAGTGATGAACTCGCAGACTTCTTCTGAGCCCCAGACAGTTAGTATGTCTGATCTAGAAGAAGCAGAGCGTTGGATTGAGCAGAATCAAGGATTAGGGGAGGAGATTTATGACCCAGATGGATTTGCCGCTCAACAGCGCCTCTTTGGGCCAAATTCCTCCTGAGCTACAGCAGACGCAGCTTAGTCCTAAAGATGCTCAGAAAATGGCTGCTTTTGTAAATAAAAAGTATGGTGAAATGAAATCAGCCCGCTCGCAATTTGAGCGGCAGTGGTATTTGAACCTATCTTTTTATTTTGGAAAGCAAAATGTTGTATACCGTAATAATGTTGCAGGAACTCAAGGACGCCTGATTGTTCCGCCTGCGCCTCCGTGGCGAGTTCGTATGGTGGTTAATAAGATTCGTCCTATTATTCGTCGTGAGCAGGCTAAATTAACTTCTCAGAAGCCTAGTGCTAGTGTGATTCCCGCTTCCTCAGATGATGCTGATATGTTTGCAGCACAAGCTGGGGAGCAAATTTGGGAATCGATGTATTCTAAGGCTGATATTAAGACGAAGTTGAAAGAAGCTGTATGGTGGCAATTAGTCTGCGGTACTGGCTATCTGAAGACTTATTGGGATCAGTCTAAGATTGTACCTGCTGGATTAGATGAGCCTCCGTATCAGGGAGATATTTGTTATTCTCCCGAAACTCCATTTCATGTATTTGTTCCTGATCTTCGTACTACTAGTATTGAAGACCAGCCGTACATGATCCATTCTTCCACTCGAACTCCTGAGTGGTTAAAGACTAGATACAGCCAAACTCTTGACGGGCAAGAAGTTAAGCCTAATGTTAAGGGTGCCAACGAGATTCTTGACGATGCTTTTCTCAATCTAGTTGGTGGTTCAGCATTTGATCAGGATTCAGTACTTGTGCATGAGATGCATATCAAGCCAGGTGCTCTTCCTGATTATCCGGAAGGTGCTGTAATCACTATCACTGGTGATCAAGTTATTCAATTTTTGCCTATTTTTCCGTATGACCATGGTGAATACTGTTTAACTAAGTTTGACCATATCCCTAGTGGTAAATACTATTCTACTAGTGTTATTGAAGACTTAATTCCTATTCAACGTGAGTATAACAGAACTCGTAGTCAGATTGTAGAAGCTAAGAACCGAATGGCCAAACCCCAATTAGCTGCGCAGCAGGGGTCGGTTAATGTTTCTAAGATGACTTCGGAGCCCGGGCAAGTAATTGAATATAAGGTTGGATTTCAGCCTCCTACACCTATTCCATTGCAATCATTGCCTAATTACGTCCTTAATGAGGTACAGCAGTTAGCAGCCGATTTTGATGATATTTCAGGTCAGCATGAGGTAACCCGAGGAAATGTACCTCCTGGTGTTACTGCCGCCACTGCTATTAGCTATTTGCAAGAGCAGGACGACTCCATGCTTACTCATGAAGTTGATTCTATCGAATCTGGTATGGAAAAAGTAGCTAGGCAAACTCTCTCCTTGGTTGGAGAATATTGGGATACTCCTAGGGTCGTTAAAATTACCGGTGTTGACGGTTCCTGGGATGCCATGATGTTTAAGGGCGCAGATCTTAAGGGTAATACAGATATCAGAATGGAAGCTGGATCTGCCTTACCTACTTCCAAAGCTGCAAAACAAGCTCTTATTACTGACTGGATGAAGATGGGCTTTATTCCTCCAGAAGAAGGTATGGCTATTCTGGACATTGGCGGTTTGAATAAGCTTTATGAGCGAGTTCAAATTGACCAGGCGCAAGCCAGGCGTGAA